TCTACCCCACCCACCACCACCGAGACCTCGAGACCTTCTGCGGCGAGATTGACGACCGCATGCAGGGCGTCGACGAGTACGACCTGGTCGTGCGCAGCGAGGTCAAGGACGCCGACGGCAAGGCCTTCAAGCTCTGGATGCGCTTTGTGCGCTCGCCCGGCTCCGATGGCACCGTGGTGCTCGGGGCAGGCATCCGCGCCATCTTGCCCGCCACGCTGCCCCGCAAGCGGGTCGAGGTGCCCCTCGCCGACCGCTGCCTCTCCTCCAACGTCTACGACCTGCGCAACGGGTGGCAGCTCGCAGAGCACGAGGGCAAGACCTTCGGGCACGTCCTGCGCGCGGTGACGGCAGGATGAGCTCGCCCCGCCTCACCCCCGAGCGGGTGCGCCGCAAGCTCCTCCTCGTGGTGGGGCGCCAGGTGTCCGCCACGCTCGCCTTCGACGGCGTGCCCCTGGCGGGCTGGATGCCCCTCCTGCGCACCTCTGGCCCCACTGCGGGCCGGCGGGTCTGGCTCAAGTGCAAGGGCCGCCCGCACCTTCGCTACACCGAACCCCGGGCGTTCCGGCATGCTGCCGCCGCCCTCACCTACTCAGAGGCTGAGCAGCTCCGCCTCGAGTTTTACCGGAGAGACTGACATGTCCACGAAGCCAACCAAGTACCGCATTGAAGTGAGCACCGACCACCAGAAGGAGCTGCGGATGGCGGCTGCCCTCGCCGGCCTCTCGGTGCCCGAGTATGTCGAGGTCGTTCTGCGGCCGAAGGTGCGCGCCGACCTCCAGGGCCGGATGGTTGCCCAGGGCCTCACCGCCAACAAGTAGGGGACACCATGGACGCGCAGACGTTGCGGGTATGGCCGACGCCGCCCGAAGAGCACATCTATGTTCGCCAGACCCTGCGGGGCGGTGATTACATCTCGACGGGGCAGTTCCCTCGGCGTGCCATCGGCCGCAACGGCGCGGGGCGCACGGTCGACAACTGCACGGCGGTCACCTCGTTGTTCTTCGACGTTGACCTGCTCACCCTCGCCGACGCTGCCCGCCAGGCCGCAGGCAAGGTGCTCGAGGTGCGCAGCGCAGACCGCAAGGCTCACCTCTACAAGGAGCGCCCCGAGGTCGTGCACCGGCTCAAGGAGCTCCTCTACCAAGACATCGTGCCGTGCATCGAGACGGCCGTGGGTCTGCCCGCCTCCCTCGTCATCGACTCGGGCTGGGGGTTCCACCTGCACTACGCACTCGCTCCCGACGTGGGCGACCGCAAGCTCTACCTGCAGCAGATTGCCGGGGCGCTCATCGCCGAAGCGAACCGCCTGGCGGCCGAGGTGGCCCTCGGCTACTCGCCGGCCCTGCAGCTCCCTGCGGCCTTCGATGCCACGCACGACGTGGGCGCAAGGCTCGCCCGAGAGCCCGGCAGCACGAACACGAAGGCACCGGGCAACCCTCGGCCCGTTGTCATCGTGGCGGCCTCTGACACCGTGCTCGACCATCGCAAGCTCGAGCAGTTGCGCGGGGCCTACTTTAAGCCGGGCGTGCTGCCCGAGCAGCTCCTCGAGGAGCCGAGCGTGCCGACCGTCGCCCGCCCTCGGCAGCAGGCCGCAGAGGATGTCGACTTCCGCACCATGCGCCTCTCCGACGGCCGCACCTGGCAGACCGTGGTCGAGGCCCTGGCGCCTGGGGAGCGCACCCGCGTCGTCTGCCCCTTCGGGGGCACGAGTGTCGGCTCTGGCTTCTTCCACGTCGAGAGCGATGGACGTGCGCGCTACCACTCCGGCCCGCAGGCGAAGACGTACTGGAACACCTACCAGCCGCCGCAGCGCTCGGGGCGTGCCCAGCTCATCCGCAGCATCGACCGCCAGGGCCGAGCAGGCCTGCCCCTCAACACGGCCGCCAACCTGCTCACCATGCTCGAGAACGACGACGCCTTCGACCTCTGGTATGACGGGTTCGCCGAGCTCGAGATGGACGGCGCGCAGCCGCTCAACGATGTGACCTGGGTGCGCGTGCTGCAGCACATGAACACGGCCTACGACTGGCACTGGCGGCCCGGGCGTGAGCTTGTCTGGTCCACCATCGAGCAGGTGTGCAAGGACCGCACGCGCAACCCCGTGCGCGACTACCTCAAGGGCCTCTCGTGGGACGGCGTGCCCCGCTGCGACCGCTGGCTCATCGACACCTTCGGGGTGCCCGACACCGACATCCACAGGCTCTACGGGCTGCGCTGGTGCATCGGCCTCGTGGCGCGCGTCATGGAGCCCGGGTGCAAGCTCGACACGATGCTCGTGCTCACCGGCCCGCAGGGTGCCGGCAAGTCAACCGCCTTCCGCAAGTGGTCGACGGTGCCGGGCGTGGGCGAGCTGTTCTCCGACACCCGCTTCAACCTGCGCGACAAGGATGCCTACCTGCAGATTTACGCGGCGTGGGTCTTTGAGGATGCCGAGCTCTCGGGGTACAACGCTGCCGACAAGGAGGCGCGCAAAGGCTTCCTCTCCTCGAGCACCGACCGCTTCCGCCCTCCCTTCGGCCGCAAGATTCGCACCTACAAGCGGCACACCATCATCGTCGGCACCACGAACGAGACCGACATCTTGCGCGATGCCACGGGCGACCGGCGGTACTGGGTGGTCGAGCTGCCGCAGAACACCAGCGCAGACCTCGAGTGGCTCGAGACGCACCGGGCCGACATGCTTGCCGAGGCGGTCTACCGCTACGAACAGGGAGAGGCCTGGTGGTTGACCCGCGAAGAGGAGGGCCTGCGGGAGAACAACAACCGCACCTTTCGCTACGTCGACTTCTACACCGAATGCGCCGAGCTTGTGTACATGGCGAACGGCGGGGGCACCTCGTGCCGCATCACCGCCTCGCAGTTCGGCCGCGCCATCGACGAGCGCATCGACGTGCAGCGGCAAGGCCTGCACCTCTCGCGTGCCCTCAACCGCGCCGGCTTCGTCAAGCAGGTGTCACGAGGCCGCACCTACTACTTCAAGGACACCCTCAACGCTCACGACCACGACGGCCTCGAGGCCATCGAGAACCACAGCCGCACCCTCTACCTCGCGGCCAACAACCCGGAGACGGCATGAACCACGAACTCTTCACCACCTCGGAGGAGGTCGCAGGCCTCTTCGCTGCCCTCGCCAAGGCACAAGGCTCGATGGGGCCGGCGCTCAAGGACAGCAAGAACCCGCACTTCCGCAGCAGCTACGCGAGCCTCGCGGCAATCCTCGAGGCCATCCTGCCCCACTTCAACGCGAACGGCCTGGCGCTCACGCAGCACCCGGGCTTCGGCGACGGCGTGGTCACCCTCACCACACTCATCTCGCACTCGTCGGGGCAGTGGATGAGCAGCACGGTCTCGACGCCCCTGGCGCGCAAGCAAGACGCCCAGGCGGTCGGCTCGGCCATCACCTACCTTCGCCGCTACGCTGCCCAGAGCATCGCAGGCTTGCCCGTCGAAGACGACGACGGAAACCGTGCGAGCGCTCGCTCTCCTCGGCCGTCTTCGGTCGTCCCTACGCAGCCGAAGCCCCTCACCGCTGCCGAGCTGGGCATCCGCCTCGAGGGCCTCGACCTCACCCTGCGCGACATGGTCACCTACTGCGAGGAGAACGGGAAGCCCGTGCCGCAGAACATGACGGCCGCCCGTCAGCAGCAGATGCTCTCGTGGCTCGCCGGTGCCGGTGCTGCCCAGGTGCGCGCCTGGTTCGCTGCGCAGGAGATGGGAGGTGAGGAATGAGCGCGCTCATCGGCTGCATGGTTACCGCCTGCTTCCGCAGCAGAAACAACCCGTACCAAATCGACCAGGGGGCCGCGAAGGTCGGCCGCGTGGTGGCCTGCCAGCTCGACACGAAGGGGCAGTCCAACGGGTCGCGCTGCGACGACTTTGGGCCGTCGTTCCGGGTGCTGGTCTTCTGCGAAGACGGTGAGCTGCGCGAGGCCTGGGCGCACGATTGCCTCCCGCTGCCCGGCGAGTTTGTGCTCGATGTGTAGCGGTACACCGTTTTAAGATTTCGGTGTATTTGGGTGTACCGGCACTGTGCGGGCATTCTCAGCGAGTGTCCCACACTGTCCCACAAGTTGTCCCACACTGTCCCACAAGGTGTCCCCTTGACTATTCTCATCGGCATTGACCCCGGCCCCACCACCTCGGGGCTCGTGGTCTACCAGCTCGAGGCCGACGGCTCGGGCCGTGTCATCCGGTCGCAGAAGGACGCAACCCTCGGCGACCTGCGGGGCGTGCTCGACCTCGTGCAAGGGGCCGAGGTGGTCTTCGAGCGCACGCAGGCCGGGCCGCCCTCGACCTCAGTGGTCAAGACGACCGAGGTCGTGGGGCGCCTCATGGAGGCCTGTGAGGCCCGCAGGCTGCCCTGGACGGCCTACTACCGGCGCGAGGTCTTGCAGCTCCTCGGCTGCGCTCGCAAGGGCAACAAAGACGCCCTCGTGCGCGCTGCGTGCATCGAGCTCCATGGCGGACACAAACAGGCCGCCATCGGCAAGAAGGCAAGCCCTGGGCCGTTGTACGGCGTATCTTCTCATGCGTGGCAGGCTCTCGGGGTCGTCTGCGCGCATCTTCTCACTCGACCCTCGGAGACGGCACAATGAACGACGAACGAGACTACCGGGCAGCGCCCGGGGTGAACTACTCCAACCTGAAGCACATGCGGAAGAGCGCTGCTCACTACCGGCAGAACCTCCTCGCACCTCCCAAGGACAACCCGGCGTGGGCACGTGGGCGGCTCATCCACTGCCTCACCCTCGAGCCCTTCTCCTTTGACGACGACTTCTTCGTCTACGAAGGCCGACGGGATAAGCGCACCAAGGCCTACCAGGCTGCCCTCGAGGAGGCTGCGGGCCGCGACATCGTTACCCCTGTCGAGCACGAGCTCGCCCTCGAGGTGGCGAAGGCGGCGACCGCACACCCGACGCTTGCCGCCATGCTGGCGCAGGATGACGCCCAGGTCGAGCGCCCGCTCTTCTGGGAGGAGGCACCCGTCGGCACCTGCAAGGGCAAGCCCGACGTGTACGTGGTCACGAGCGACAAGCACATCCTGCTCGACCTCAAGACCTTCCCCACCACCGACGAGCACACGGTCTCCCGGGCAGCTGCCCTGGGCGGGTGGCACCTGCAGGTCGCCCACTACCTGGCGGGCCTCGAGGCAACCTACGGCAAGCCGCAGAGCGTTGAAGCGCACCTGCTCGTTGCCGAGGTCGAGGCACCCTTCGACGTGCGCTGCTTCACCTGGGGCGAGGCGAGCATCGAGGCCGCAAAGGTCGAGCGTGCAGACCTGCTCGCCCAGCTCGCCGACTGCCTCGAGACCGACAAGTGGCCCGGGCGTCCTGCCTTCGGCACCCTCGACCTGCCCGCCTGGTACCTCAACAAGCACATCCCCTCGGAGTTTTGACATGCCTGCATCAATCACCCTTTCGGGCCGCCTTGCTGCCGACCCCACCGTGCGCGAGACCCGCTCGGGCAACCTTGTCGAGCTGCGCATCCCCATCGACACCGGCTTCGGCGAGCGCAAGCAGACGACGTGGTGGCGGTGCATCCTCTTCGGCAAGCGTGCCGAGCAGGCTGCCCGCATGCTCACGAAGGGCACTTGGGTCTCGGTGACCGGCGAGCCGAAGGTCGACGAGTATGAGAAGCGCGACGGCACCCGGGGCTACCAGCCCGAGGTGCGGTGCTTCGACTGGCACTTCGTCGGCGCGAAGGTGAGCGGGGGTGAGAGGCCGGCCTCTCGTGCCCCGGCCCCTCGGTCCCCGTCTGGTGCCTACTCAGACGAAGACCTCCCCTTCTGAGAGTCTACCACAAGCGCCTCGACCGCATCGCAGTCGGGGCGCTGCGCTGCACTCTGCCCGTACTGCCAACAAGCCATGAGCAGGCAGGCCGGGCTCAAGGGGTCGCCCCCGAGCTCCTCGACGCAGGCCGGGGGCACTGACGCAAGCGTGGCGCGCACCTCGGCGTCAATGACCACGGGCCGCCCTGCGACCTCCACGAGCTCGCGCTGCCCGTCTTGGATGGCGCCGATGAGCTGCGTCTGCTCCTCGAGAATCTTGTGGGTCTTGTCTCGGTTGAGCGCGACGCCCGTGGCGATGCCGCCCCCGAAGAGCAGCACCCCGCCCACGACGAGGGCCGCAATCATGTTCCGACCCGGTCGAGCTGGTAGTGCGGCATGTCTACGAACGTCCTCCAATGCCCCCCCCACGAAAGAGTGTAGTTCCCGCTCGTCTTCTCCTCCTGCACGAGTCGAGACCAGACGGCGAGGATGTGCTCGGCGAGGCGCTGGTGGTCTTCCTCCACCCACGAGATGCCGCCGATGTAGGGCGCGATGTCGACCGCCAGGGACGGGTAGGAGTTGTGCCGACTGTGAGGCCACGAGAGCTGGCTCTTGCCCTGGTCCTTGAGCATGTCCTGCCGTTCTTTCGTGCGGTGCCCCTCGACGATGGTGATGTCGCAGGGGCACTCGGGGTCGGCGAGTGCCTCCACCATGAGCAGCTGCAGGTCGGGGTGACAGCTCGTGAGCCGGTCGATGCTTCGCTGCGAGTATGCCCAGGCCATCGGGTCACCTCCTCGGGGTCTTCTGAGTTGGAGCTCGCTTGCCGGCTCTCTTCGCAAAGAGCGCCTTCTGCTTGTCGGCCTTCGAGACGCGCGTCTTCGGCGTCTTCTTCTTGTTGCGGATGATGCGCGGGCGGCAGTACTCGGGCCGGTCGTCCTTGTCATGGCCGCACTCCTCGCCGGTACGGGTGTCCACCCACTTCTCGCGCGCCCACCTGCGGAGGCTCTTGCCCTTCTCGCCCTTGCGCACCTTGCCCTTGCGCTTGCGGCACTTGGCAATCGCCTGCGAGGCGCGGGCCGAGGGGAACTTCTTGTAGGAAGCTTTGACCTCGCGGTAGCAGGCGTCTTTCTCGGCCATCGGTCAACCCTTCACGATCTTCGAGACGGGCTTCTTGCTCCACATCTTGCAAGACCAGTAGCGCGCCTTGTTGGGCGGCCCTGGGTCGTCGCAGTTCATGCGGTCGCGAAAGGCCTTGCGGCGCTTGGGGTCGTCGCGCCGAATCTCCATGTCCGGGTCGCCGAAGCGCACGGTGTACTTCTTGCCCTTGTAGGTGCCGGTGGCGACGAACTTCTTCTTGCCGTAGCCGGGCTCGCCCTTCTTGATGCGGCGGGCGGGCATCTCAGGCGCCCAGGCTGGGCAGGCGCTGGGCGATGTCGCGGATGGCTCCGAGAATCATCTCGTGCTCGTGGCTCTGCTCGTGGCTCAGCTTCTCGTACCGTGCACCCATCTCGCGAATGTGCGCGAGGTGAGCCTGCACGCTGTCGCTGTGCCGCTTGTTGGCGCGCTCGAGCTCCTCCATGTGCCGGTTGACGGTCGCCGACACGAGCGGAATGCCGTACTGCACCGTGAGCTTGTACAGCGCACCGAAGACGGCGAGCAGCACGATGACGGCTGCCCCCGGGCCGGCGAGGAACGGTGCGATACCTTCGAGCGACTCCATCACGGCTCCTCGGCTGCTTTCTTGAGGGCGTCGAGCACCGCCCGGGCGATGATGCGCGAGTCGGCTGCGCTCGGGCTGTAGTCGTTGCTCGGGTCGTAGGCTGCGAGCCAGGGGCCGACCTCCGACAAGGGGATGCAGACCGGAATGGCGAACACGTCGCCCTCCCAGGAGGTGCCGTCGGTGGCTTCGGTGCCTCGCCCGTCCTGCTCTACGGCTGGGTAGTCAATGTAAACGTCAGGCATGGCGGCCTCTACTAAGGCAGGTTGAAGACGATGACGCGGTAGTAGACCTTCACCTTGGCGTCTTGGCCGGCGGTGATGGTGTTGGCACCGGTGACGCCGAGCCCGACCATGACGTTGAGGTCGGTGGTCGTGTCGGTGTACGTCATGCCGCTGTTACGAGACGAGCCTGCGATGGCGACCTCGCTGCTGTTGACGTTGACGAAGGCCACGGCCTGCGCCCTCCCGCCGGCGTGGTTTGCGGTCGAGACGTTCTGATGAAAGCTGCTGTCGACGCCGCCTTTCTGGGACGAGGCTCCGGTGAAGCAACCACCGTTGGGCAGGCCGCTCGCTGCAATGATGAGCAAGCCGCCCTGCGCCTTGTTGGCGCCGCTGGTCGTCGCGGTGCCGTCTTCTGCAGAGGCCACGACAATCTCGGCGGGGAAGTCGTCGTCAGGTGTCACGTACTCGATGACGGTCTGCAGGATGTAGGCGTCACCCGACGTGACTCGAACGTCACCGCCCGTAGCGTCTGCGGCGTTGAGCTCGCGGGTCCAGCGGGGCGCGCGCTGCGTCGTGCTCGTGCTCCACGCGTAATCGTTGCTGCCCGCTGCAAGGGCGTTCATTACGACCGTGTTGACTCCGGCACTGTGGCTAACGGTGTCGACCAGGCCGTCGGGGTCGGTGAGGGTCCACGACCCATCGGTGAGGTCGACCTCGACAAAGCCGAGGGCCGAGAGGTCGGCACCTCCGCCGCCTCCGCCGCCCTGCGAGCCGCCCGAAGCGCCGGTCGTGGGGTCGAAGCAAGGAGCGATCGGCATGGCCCTACTCCTGCCAGGTGATGCAAGACTGCGCGAAGACCGGGTTGCCCGTGCCGTCGTCGACCTTGGCGAAGAGGTACAGCGAGCCGTTGCCTGGGCTGTTGAGAATCTGGAAGAGGGGCAGGTTGACCGAGAAGGCTGCGCACTTCGTGGTGGCCGTGGTAACGCCTGCGACGAGCGTGGCCTCGGTGTCGGGGACAAGCGTGTAGTCTCCGTCGGCGTCGGCGCACACCCGAATGGTCACCTTCGTCGGGCTGCTCGCGCTCGTCAACCGGACGTGGATGCCGTTCACGATGCCCTGGAAGTTGCGCCCCTTGCGCTGAAACTCGGGGAGCTTGCTCTGCAGGTCGTGCTCGTGCACGTCGGCGGTGTCGAAGGCGGTGCCCAGGACCTGCGAGCCGGTCTGCAACGAGTCGTGAAGGAAGTGCGAGATGCGCGTCGGCATGTGGGTGCTCCTCTATGGACGGCCGCCCCTACTCTATCGCACTCTCGAGCTGCCCGCCCACTGCTCTCGCCTGCTCGCTCACACCCAGCTCGCCGGGAAGCGTGCCCGTGCGAGGCAGCACAAGCTCGCCCAGGGCCTCGGCAGGCGTCTCGGGTAGCAGCGGGCTGCCGTAGACGCTGCGGGGCGTGTTGCGGCCTTCCTTGGGGTTCTGCAGGACGTTGTACAGAGGCAGCACGCGCTCGATGCCGTCGGGGGTGAGCGTGCGCAAGACGCGCAGGTTGCGCAGGCCTGCCTCGCTCGGCTCGAAGGAGTAGTAGACGGGCTCGCCGTCGACGACATCCCACAGCACATGCGGCACACCCTCGGGCGGCTGCCTGCGCCAGGCCCCCGGGTACTTCTCCGAGGCGAGCTCGGCAGGCGGCTCGACGACCTCGGGCTGCACGACCCGCTCGAAGAACGACCACGCCCCGCTCGTGTGCTCGGGGTCGCGGTTGTGCGCAAGCAGCGCCAGCGCCCACGCTGCCTTCGTGTCGGTCATGCTGCCCGCACCCTCGACCGACTGGGCGCTGTAGCTGTCGCCCTGCCCGGTGAAGCGCTCGAAGGCCCGCAGCACCGCAGGCGCCACGACCTCACCGCCGAAGCGCAGGGCCGCCTCGGGGCCGGTGACCTCTCGGGCTCCCTCGCCGACTCCGCCCAGCTCCTGCGAGGCGAAGCGCATGTTGTCGATGAGCAGGTCGGCGTTGCGCACCATCGAGATACCTGTCTCGATGGGCATCATAAAGGGCAACGACGGCAGGTAGTACTCGTCGCCGTCGGGTGCGGTCACGATGCCGAGCGACTTGAGCGCCTTGTCGCCGTGCAGGTTGTAGGGGTCTTGCACCTCGGCCTTCGCCCGAAGCCCCTTGAGCGTCGTGCGGGCTGCCCCTGGGTTGCGAGCGAGCGAGGTGAGGCCCTCGGTGCTCAGCTTGTAGAGCAGGGCAGACTCGCCGATGTAGCGGCCGAGGGTCTCCTTCACCACGTCGGGCACCTCGGCATAGTTGAACTGCGACTTGCGTGCGAGCTCGGCTGCATCGGTGGGGGCATCGCCTCGAGCGAGCGCCATCTCGAAGACGCTCTGCCGGAAGTTGAGCTCGAGCGACTCGGCGAGGCGCAGGAAGTAGCCCCGGTCGGCAGGGTTGAGCATCTCGATAGAGTCGACGACCGGCCCGGCCTTCTGCCGCAGGGCGAGCTTGCGGGCGTCTCGCGCCAGGTCGAAGGCGAGGGTGCCGACCCGCTCGGTGTCGAGCTGGGATGCTCCGAGGCCGTAGCTCTCGCCCAGGCGCTGCAGCTCGGTCGGGGAGTAGTACACCCCGTTGGCGTCGGTGATGCCGCCCCCGTGCAAGCGTCGACGGGTGACGGTCGAGAGGGCACGCTGCCCGGCCCGCCCGAAGGCCTCGAGGGTGTTGCGTGCTCCGATGGTGACCATCGGCACGACCGCGAGCTGCAACAAGCGCCCGAGCTGCACCGGCAGGTTCGGCACGATGTAGCCATAGGCGAAGCGCTGCAGCACATTGCGCCGACCGGTGCGCAGAAGCATGTCGGCAGCATCGGCGGCCATGCGCTGCACGTCTGCCCGCTGGCGCACGGGCACGTTGTCGAGCATGCGGAAGAGGGCCTCGCCGGAGCTGGCCAGCTCGCGCTCGGCGAACCCTGCGGCCTTGTCGTAGACGATTGCGTTGCGACCCGTCGCAGGCTGCAGCTCCTCGGGCACGTCGACGCGCACGCCCTCTCGAGGAAAGGGCAGGAGCTGGCGGGCACGCTCTGCAATCTCTGCCTCGGTGAGCTCCTCGAGGTCTCCCACGATGTCGGAGCCCCGGAGCTGGCGAGCATCGAAGGGCAGCCGACGCTCGGCGATGAGGTTCTTGCGGATGCCGTTCTCGAGGATGGTCTTGAGCATGCCGCCCAGGATGTCGGGCGCGAGCAGGCGGTCGCCGGGGAGCAGGTTGCCCCCCTTCTCCGAGCTCAAGATGCCGTCAATGGCGCGCAGGCTGTCGGCCGTCGGGTACTGCACGATGGTGTCGCCCCTCATCTCGACCAGGGCCTCACCGCCAGCACGGGGACTCTTGAGCGCTCCGAGCACCTTGTCCTTGAACTGGTCGCCGTAGAGGTGCCCGAGCACCGCTTCCCACGCCTGCTCCGGCGTCTCTCCGCTCGCCCGCAGCTCGGAGCGCAGGAGGTTGTCGAGGGCCGTGTCGTAGTTGCCCGAGCGCTGCACGCCCCGCAGTACCTTCTCGCGCAGGGTCCGCAGGGAGGTCGCCCCGGCCTGGGCAATCTCTCGGGCCGCCTGCGAGGCGCTCATGGTCTCCGTCTGCAGCTTGCCGAAGCGTGCAGCGATGCGTCGGCCCTTCGGAGAGTCGAAGAGGCGGGAGCCGAAGAAGCGGTTGAGGGCGTCGAAGTTTTGCTCGGCCGTGTCGAAGTAGAGCTGGGCGCGGGTCGTGTCGGAGGCGAGGCGGGCACGCTTGCCGAACTTCTCCACCATGCGAACGTCATGCGCGTCGAGTGCTGCCCGGCGAAGCTCGGGTGGTACCTCCTCCCACGAGTCGAAGCGGGCGAGCTGCTCGCGCAGAGCGGTGCTCGCGTTCTCGAACACGTCGACCGGCTTGCGCTGGTCGAAGCGCCGGGCAAACTCCGCAGGGTTCTCGATGTTCAGCTCGCGGGCCGCTGCCCGTGCTGCCTGCTGCACCTTGCCCCGTGTGCGCCTCGAGAGACCGCCGAAGCCGCTGCCCGCAGTCGTGGCCTCGTCAACCTCGTCGAGCGCCTGCCGTGCAATGCGGAGGGCGTTGTCTCGCACCCTGCCTTCGGGCAGCCGTTCCGCCAGGTCGAAGAGGTCGTCGACGACGGTGCGGGTAGGCTTGACGAAGAGCTCCTGCCGGGTCTGCTTGAGCACCTGGCGCGCGGTCTTGACCTCGGCCCGCGGAACTGCGATAGCATCGGTCAGCATTACATAATCGCCGGGGACGTTCTTGTAGACGAGCGAGCCAATCGCCCGGGCTGCGTCCTCGTCTCCGATGGCACCCGACACCCGGCTCACCACCTCGCCGATGGTCTGCGGGCCGTCGCCTGCCTTGATTGCCGCCACGGCCTGGCGCTTTGCGTCAGTGTCGCCCAGCACCGTCGACGCGGCCTTCTCGCCAATCTTGCCCAGCAGCTTGCTGTCGTAGTCGCCCGCTGCCTCGAGCAGACCGTCAAGCCTGCCCTGCGCGGCGTCGAGGCTCTTGCGTACCTCGGTGGCATCCTCCCCGAGGGCCTCGGCCTGGGTGACGGCCGTGCGAAGGTTGTGCACCGTCTCCTCTGCCCGCTTGACCTTGCGCGCCTCCTTGGCTGCCCGGGAGAGGCCTGCGAGCGAGGCTGCACCCGTGGCACCCTTTGCGATGAACCGCAACGGCAACGCCAGGCTCGGCATGAGCACCTCGGGCACCATGCCGGCGAGGTAGGCATGGTCGGGGTCGCCCGTAGCGTCGGCGTAGTAGTCGCGCACGGCAGGCGAGTCGAGGTACTCGTCTCCCCAGGTGCGGCCCTTCGCGACGTTCTGGGCGATGCGCGTGGCCTCGGCCTTGAGCCATCCCTGCCCCGAGAAGGGCGAGGGCACCTGCACGTCTTCGACCCTGCGCCGGCCCTCGGGGTCGAAGGTGGTGCGCTTGCGCGTCATGCTCTCAGTCGCGACACCCGGCAGGGGCACAACGACCGCTGGCAGCTCGGGGATGCCGAGGGCCCGGTACACCTTGTTCACCGGCGCAGTCGGCTCGAGCACCTCGGGGATGCCGACGGCACGGCGAGCCTTCGCAACGGCAAGTCCGAAGTCGTTGGGGTCTACCGGCTGCCCCTCAGCGTCGACCTCGTACCCGAGGCCCCGGAAGTAGCCCTCGGCTGCTGCTGCCGAGCTCCACGAGAAGAGCGAGCGCAGAGCCGCGCCCAGGGGCGTCTCGACAACCCCTGCGCCCTCCTCGGGGCGGGTGAGCACGCCCGAGATGAGCGGGCCGACGTGGCGCTCGTAGAAGGGCACGTCTTCGCCTGCCTCGATGCGCTTGCGCACGGCCTCGCGCTCGGCCTGTAGGTCGGCCTGCGTCTGCCGCAGCGCCTGCTCGCTGCGTTCCGTCTGTAGGGCGAAGGCCTCGGTGAACTCGTCCGAGAGGGTCGGGGTGCGCCGCTCACCCGTCTCGGGGTCGGTGTAGACGCGCACGATGCGGGGGCGCAGGGTGCGGGGGTCGAGGGGTGCCGGCAGGTCGGCCTCGGGGACCGTGGCGGCCCGCTGCCGTGCCTCGAACTCCTCGGGCAAGAGCACCCCCTCGCCTTCGACGGGGGCAACGACGCGGCCGACCTCCTCGGTCACCCGGGTCGGGCGGAAGCTCGGCAGGCCTTCGCGCGTCACCTCGACGGGCTCGAGCTGCCCTGCAGGGATGGGGCGCCGGGTCTCTCTGAGGGCCTCCTGCCGTCGTCTCTCGGTCTCTGCCTCTCGCTCGGCAATGACATCGGGGGACGTGGTGAGGCGAGGCTCAAGGGCCTCCTGCGCCTCTTCTGCGGCGCGTGCTGCTGCCCCGGCTTCGACTGCGGCCCGCTCGGGCACCTGCGGGATGCCCCGGGCCTCTCGTGCCATCGGCTCGGCGACCTGGCGCTGCTGGTAGCGCTGCAGCACAAGGCGCGCGTCGTCTTGGCGCCCTTGCTGTAGCAGGCTCTCGGCAAGGTCGAGCAGCTCGCGGTCGGTTGCCATTAGAGGCCGGCCTCGCGCAGGAGGCGGGCAAGGCGGGCGTCGTCAGACTCGGCAGCAGGCTCCGGCATGGGCGGCCCCGCAGGCTCGAAGCTCGGGTCGGCCGGTGCCTCGAAGGCTGCAGGGGCGGGGGCCGGTGCGGGTGCGGGTGCGAGCGGGGCCTCGCCCTCGCCTACTCTCGCGATGCTTGTGGCGGCCCGGGTGCCTGCCTGGGCGGTGCCGGTCTTCTTGCCGTCGCGGAAGATGTCGAAGCCGCCCTCGGGGCGCTCGCGATAGACCGCACCGTCTCGGGGGTCGGTGAACTCGCGCATGACCTGCTGCACGGGAAGCTCGATGGTGGGCTGCGGGCGAGGAATGGAGAGCCCCTCGACCTCCTCGCCGGGCTGCGTCTGCCGCAGAACCCGTTCGCGCTCGGTGCGCTCTGCAAGCGCTGCCCGGGCCTCCTCGGCGCTCATGCCGGAGACGCGGAGCCGCTGGTACTCGCCGGCGAGGTCGCGCTCCTTCTCGAGGGCACGGCGTGCAAGCTCGGCCTGCGCCGCAATGTTGTCCTGCTCTCCGGCGATGTCGGCCGTGAGCTCCTCGGCCCGCTCGGCCTGGCGCTCCTGGGTCTGCTTGGCGACCTTGAACTGCTCGGCCTGCGCCTCGATGCCCTCGAGGGTCTGGTCTTCACCGCCCGCCTCGATGTAGGCCATGGTGAAGGCGATGGCGTCTTCCTGCTCCTTGCCCTTGATGCCTGCCCGCTGCAGTTGCTTGCGAAGCTGGGCGATGTCGACGGGGCGGCCCCGGTTGAGCCGCATGGTGGCGAAGGTGCTGGCGACCTCCTCGCCCCGGGTCTGCGGCTCGAGCAGTCGACGCTCGGCGAGGGCCTCGGTGTAGCGCTCGTAGGCGCCCAGGTAGAGCGGGTAGTCTTCTGTCTTCTGGTAGCGCAAGTAGGCGTTTTTCCACGCTTCCTCGCCCTCGTAGACCTGGTAGCCCCGCGCCACGAGCTCGCGCCGGGCGGCCTCCTTGGCAGGGTCGTCGTAGGCTCCGGCAATCTTCTCGCGCTCGGTCTCGAGGCCTGCGAGACGCCGGCGGCTCTCGAGCACGCCCTGGTCGAAGTCGGCCGCCTGGTCGTTGCGATAGGCCTGCGTCTGCCGTGCCTCTTCGTAGACGCTGCGGGCGTACTCGTCTTCGATGGTGGACGGGTCACCGCTGGCACGCACGACGGCGAGGGCAGCCTGCAGGGCGTCTTCTGCGGTCGCGTAGGCGCTTGCCTCGAGGGCGTCGGCCTTCGCCTTGAGGCGGTCGGCGCTTGCCTTGTCCTCCTCGACCTCTGCCCGCTCCTTGAGGGCCTCGGCGGTGAGGCCTCGGAGCTGCGCAACCTCGAGGCCTGCGAAGCCGCCCTTGATGCCTGACGGGCTGGCGAAGTAGAGCGCCTCGCGGGTCTCGCGGATGTCCTCCTCGCGCTCGGCAAACTGCTCCCGCAGCTCGGGAGAGACGCCGACGCTCGCGGGTCTTGCCTCGGAGACGGCCGCACGCAAGCGCGCGAGGTCGGCGTCAGTAACTCCCGACGCCGCGCGGGTGCGCTCGACCTCGGCAAGGACCGCCCGAGAGGCGGCGGGGCGTGCCCGCATGAGCTCGAGGGCGGTCTGCACGGTGGCGGCCTGGCGGTTTGCAGCGACCTGCCCCGTCACTGCACGCGAGAGGGCCTCGGCGTCGTCGCCCGTGAGGCGGGCGGCACGGGCTGCGGCTGCTCGTCCTCGGGCCTCTGCGATGCCGATGTCGGTGTCGAGCTGCTCCTGCTCCTTGAGCAGTCGGCGGAGCTCGGCAGTGTCGGCTGCCTCGACGCGCAGGGCGTCGGTGAGCACGGTGAGGTTTTGCCTCTCCTGCCCGATGAGGCTGTCGAAGTACTGCACCCGGGCCTGCTCGGCCTTGATGTCCTCGCGGATGCGCTCGGTGCGGTAGGCCGCCGCCAGGGTGCGGGCGTAGCGGTCGAGGTAGGAGGGCCGACGGCCCCGAAGTGCGTCTGCCATTATGCCCCCATCCCAAAGCCAGGTGCGCCGCCTGCTCCGCCTTGCAGCCTGATGAGCGCATCGAGCTGCTGCCCTCGGGCCTCGGCTTCGGCTTCTTGCATCTGTCGTTGCTGTAGAATCGTTGCGCTTGCCTGCGCCGCCTCTGCACCTCCTGCGAGGCCGAGGCTCACGGCCTGCGCAATGCCTGCCCGGCGCTGCGCTTCGGCTGCCTTCTGCTGGGCAATCTGCGAGTCGATGCGCGCCTGCTCGCGTGCCCGTTCGGCCTCGTCGGCCTGCTGCATGAGCACGTTCTGCTGCTGCCTAATCTGCCGCTCTGCCTGCGCCTCGGCCTGCTCGGCGAGGAACACCTCACGCCCCGAGACACCGCCTGCCAGGCCTCGGGCGGCTGCCTGCTGCAGCGCCTGCGCCTCGAGCTCGCGCTGCGCTCCCGCCTGCTCGGCGAGAAAGCGCTGCTCCATGACGCCCCGCTCGCGCTCGGTGAGGCCGAGCTCACCCCGGCGCCGACGCTCAAGCAGCTCGTCGAGCTCGCGCTGCTCGTCTTCGGTGAGCCGCATGGCCTTGCCCGCCTGGGCGGTGCCGATGCCCTGCGCAACGCCGCCCGCTGCGGCTGCGGTGCCTGCGCTGATTGCAAGGGTGAGGGGGTCTGCCATTGCGTCCTCAGAGGTAGAAGGCTTCGATAGCGATGCCCCAGTTGACCACACCCGCGCGACCGGCGAGGGAGTGGACTGCGAGGCCGAAGGAGTGCGTGCCGAGAGCGCGCTCGCGCACGACGGTACCCTGCCGGGAGCCATAGCCGCCCGTCACGGTGAACGGGGCAGAGGCGCCGATAGGGCTGGTGCCCTTGATGCTGCTGCCCGAGGCCTGCGAGCCGTTGCGAATCTCCTGCGCCTGATGCGAGAAGAAGCTCGCGCCGGTGCCGCTCAAGGCGTCCTCGAGGTCGCCAATGTAGGGAATGACGTGCACCCGGCGCGCTGCGAAGTCGGTCTCTTGGTACGACGCTGCAGAGACGTCGGGGCCCACCTCGACCTCGAACCAGTAGTGGAAAAGGCAGTAGGCCGTGCGCCGCAGCTCGAGGGTGAAGGCGGCCTGCGGGAGGTGGTGCACCGCGACGTTGCCCGGGCGGCCCTGCCCCGAGAGGTACTTTGTGGCGAAGGTGAGCCGAATCTCGGCACCGCCTGCCCACTGCCCGCCCTGGTAGCCGGTGACGCCGTGCTGCAGGCCGGTGACGGGGCTCTGCTCGGGCGGCTGTACGTGCTGCGTGTCGAGCACCTTGGCGCTCTCGAGGTCGCCGGTGACGATGCCTTGATGTAGGTAGACCCGCAGGGCCTCGAAGTTGCCCTCGAGGTCGTCGCTGGTGAGCGTCGTGCCGTCGGCGAACGTGTTGGGAGGCGAGTAGCTCATGGCCTACTTCGTCCGCATGAGGAGGGCTTGAAGCGCGCCGCCATTGTAGTCGAGACGGGCGGCTGCGGCTGCGTCGTCGGCGCGCACGAGGTAGTTGTCGGTGCCGTCGGTGTATGCCCCGAAAGGGCCAGAGAAGACGACGCGCAGCCCGTAGACCGTCGTGCCCGCCCCGGGCTCGAGGTAATGCCAGGCACCGTCGGCGGCCGTCCACCCGACCACGGCCTCGCGCTTCTTTGTGGCTGCAGCCGTAGCCTCGCCGTCCTCGGGCGAGATGAACGTCTCGTGCACCGTCGGCACGATGCTCGTGCTTTGGCAGTCGTCGAGCTGGTTGCCGCCCCGGGTCGAGACCACGACCGTATTGAAGTCACCCTGCCCGGGGACGTTGACGAAGTTGGTGAGGGCGTTGCTCGTGGTGTCCCACTGCAGCCAGAACGCCCAGCACCCGAAGGCGTTGGCGATGTCGACGAAGCCGCCACCCACGACGGGGAAGGTGTACTTGAGGTAGGCGTCGGCGAGCCAGGGCTGCGACCCTTCCCAACGAGGCCGTACCGAAAGGTCCCAGTAGACGCGCAGCACCTCGCCAGGGGACACGGTGACGCCGCCCGCGCCGAAGGAGAGCACCGTATCGGTGCTGCCCGCGTCCTGGGTGACGTAGGGCGAAGCGCCCGTGCTCTGCCCAGTCACCGTGTTGGTGCTGGTGTGCGTCCAGTCGTTGTTGCCGATGATGGCCGAGAACTGCTCGGGGGCAAGGAACCGGGCGTTGGTGAAGTGCGCCAGGTCGAGCGCACCGTCGCGCAGGTTGAAGCCGTTCAGGTCGGTCTGCGTGTAGTCGTCGAAGCGGTCGTTGAGGCTGGCGGCGTTGAGGGTGTCGCCGTCGACGATGCGGCCCCGTGTGATGCGGCTCATCGGTGCCTCCCGACAATCAGATACCGGTTGTTCCAGACGTGACAATAGGGCGTGTTGTCCCCGCTGTCGGTGTCGGCGCAATCCTGCGAAGCGGGCGTGCTCTTGAACTGCAGCGCGACCTCGAGCGTGCCCTGCGGGAAGAGCTGCGAGGCCATGAGCCGGCTCGTCTGGTGGCCGTAGCCGCCTCGACGCTCGGCGATGTTTACGCCGTTCACGAGGATGCGAAGGCGCACGGTGTTCGGGCTACCGGGCAGGCCGTCGTTCAAGCCGAAGGCGAAGATGTTGTGCGCGTAGACGTTGCACGACCACTCGATGAAGAGCTGCCCGCCGGCGAAGTCAATCTCGAAGGGCGTGGAGACGTTGCGCCACCCGCCCGTCTGCACCTGCAGGGTCTCGCTAATCCACCCGATGGTGCCCACGTCGGCGTCTCGGGCTGCGTCCTGCTCGCCGGGTGAGCTCCCGCCCGAGGGGTAGAGCTTCTCGGCGTAGACCCGGTGCAGGGCGTAGTCCTTGAGCCGCGTGTCGTCGATGCTGTTGGCGGGAAGCTGGGTGCGGTCGAGCGAGGTGATGGCGCTCTGCTGTGCGCGCAGCTCGGTGTTGACGAGCTCGGGCGAGACGGTGAGGCCGGTGGTCGCCTCGCGCTGCGTCCACTTCTTGGTCATACCCGCACCCCTGCCACGACCCGCGTGCCCTTCGAGGTGTACTCGTACTCGTACCCAACGAGCACCAGGTCGTCGGTCGTCTCAATCTCGAAGCAGAACCAAGCGGCCGACTGGTGGGCAACCGAGAAGCGCAGGGGCACAAGGCGCTCGTCTCGATACGCACCCTTCCCCAGCTCGGCAGAGTCGAGCACGAGCATTTCGGCCGCGTCGGGCGGCTGCGCTCGATAGGTCGCCTCCTTCGTCGCGGTCAAGCTGAAGTCCTTGTAGTGCCGAATCTGGACCTCGGGCTGCCCCGTGGTGAGCATCCACAGGGTCACGTAGCTCACCTGTTTCTGCTGCTGCGGGTCGCCGAAGGCGTGCCAGGCGCTGCGGTAGACGCTCGTGGGCGGGTCGTTGTCCACAAGTGCACCGCCGCTCCTCGTTGCCCCGAGCGCACGCTTGCCGGACATGACGAAGACGCCCCGCTCGGTGTCCGCGTCGCCGCTCTCGTCTCCGACGTTGTGCCCGAAGAGCACCGTGCCGTCGTGCAGGGTTGCGAGCGCGCCGACGGGGAAGCCCTCGCGGCTTGTCCAGGGGCTCAAGGTCTCGATGACGGCGAGCCGGTCGAGGTGCAGCACGAGGCCGAGGTTCGGCCGGTCGTTGCCGTCGACGGGTACGTGGAGCTGGTACTCGCGCTCCTTGCTGGAGTACACCGCAACGGCCCGGGGGTGCAGGTCGGGTGTGATGCGCTCGATGAGGCCGTCGAGGCTCACCGTGAGGTTGATGAGGTCGGAGGTCGCCCCGCCCTCGAAGCCGCCGGTGAGTGCGTACACACCATCTCGGGCGAGGAAGACGACGCCCAGGCCGGGCACGGTGGCGATGCTGTGCGGAGCCCTGCACGTCACCGAGTCGGAGATGGTGGAGACGGTGAAGCCGCCCCCCTCGTTGCGCCGCACCACGTCGATCGACTCCTCGCGGAAGACGAGCAGGTCGTTGTAGTGGGGAAACAGGGCGGTGATGCCTCCGCCCCTCGAGGCGAGCTCGATGAAGTTGGTGTCGGGGAACTGCTCGATGAGGCCGGCGGTCGAGAAGAAGAGCGTGCGCGGCTCTGCGACGCCCCCGTCGAGGAACATGCAGCCCGCGAACAAAGCCGAGAAGCGTGCAGCGGGTGCAGGCAACGGCAGGGTGAGCCGCTCGGGCGCAGGGTTGCCGAGGTTCGCGGTGCGCACGGCGTCGAGGAAGATGGTGTCGACGTTGTTGCGGATGATGTCGATGAGGTAGAGCGCCGTGTCTTCGGGGTTCTTCGCGTCCTGCGAGTAGTTGGCGGTGCGGTAGAGCTTGCGCGCAACGACGCCCTGCGGCCCTGTGGGCAGGTTGACGGCGACCCCGTTGCGGAACCCTTCGGCACTGCCCGGGAGCTCCCACGACTGCTCTGCGGGCGTGCTGAGGGGTCCTTCGCTGCCCGTGTCGGTGACGAAGGACACGGACCAGGCGAAGAGGCTCTCGGCCCCCGGGTTGGTGTCCTCGTTCTTGCCGAGGCCGATGCCCCACCTGCCCCCGTCGGGCACCGCGTCGCCTGCCGTCGGGCACCAGAGGGTCACCGCACCGCCCCCGCTAATCTTCGGCGGGTTGGCCGCCGGGCTTGCTGGGTAGGGCTTCACGAGGTTCGCCAGGGCGGGCGCTGGGCGGCCCTCGAAGCCGAAGCCCCGGATGACCTGCGGCAAGGCGCTCGTGCTCTCCGCTGCGGTGCCCAGGGGCCACGGCTTGACGATGACGGGGCGGTCTACGCCGTTTGTAATGACGGTGCCGTAGGCCGTATCGGTGTACCAGCTCCCCGCCTCGGTGGGTGCGGGGACGTGCCGGTCGGTGGCGAGGGTGCGCAGGAGGGTCGTGGTGCCCGAGGCCTCGTAGACGAGGTGCAGGTTGCCGTCTTCCTCGAAGAGGATGTGCTGCCGAGCTCCTCCGGTCAATCCCTGGGCGACGTGGAGCGAGGTGATGGGGCCGACGCTTGCGAAGGGGTCCCAGTCGGTGGCACCGGTGACGTAGGGCTCGTAGCCGACGCGGGTTGACCAGCCGCCTGTGCGCTTGTCAATGCGAAGGTTCTGCGCCTCGCTCGCGTTCTGCGGGTTCTGCTGCAGGCGCGTCTCGATGCCGCCCGGCACCGGAGTCTGGTAGACATTCTGCCTCATGTGAACTTCAACGGGCCGAACGGGTTGCGCACGTAGCGGTAGCCGGCGGTCGGCGTGCCCTTGATGATGCGCCTCGGCACCATCTTCAAGAAGCGCTGCTCCATGCCCTTGTAGAGCACGTCCTTCTTGCGGGCGTAGACCGCCGAGAGGGCCGGGTTCGCGACCTTGAGCGTGAGCTGCTCGAGGGCGGCGTAGGCGATGAGCTGCGCGTAGCTGTGCGGCACGAGCGGGCTGTCTTGGTCCTCGAGCATGCGCGGGGCGGTGATGAGCATGCGCACGTTGAGGTCCTGGTCGGCCGACGGGTGCGGGTAGAGCTGCACCGACTGGTAGACCGCCGACTGGTTCCAGCGGTACCGCACGGCCTCGCTCTGGAACGCCTGCCCGCTCAAGGTCGAGAGAGAGAGGTCGGGCTTGAGGGTGACGCCGCCCTGCGGGGGCACGGTGTCAACGTTGACAGCCACGCCGCCCTCGGCGTTGGCGTTGCGGATGCGGACGGGGGCGAGGATGTTCGCCTCTTCGCAGGTGAAGTAGTACCGCCGGTAGAGGCCGGTGCGCTTCTCGAGGGTCTCGGGCGTGAGCTCGAGGGTCTGCGTGTCGCTCAAGGAGTAGGTGCCGACCTTCGAGAAGGCGCTCTCGAAGCCGTCGGAGACGTTGAGCGGGTACACCGCGAAGTTCGTGGCGGCGGGGCCGCGCACGTTGACCATATACAGGTTGATGGTGCGGGTGCCCTGCCCGACGGCTGCGACCGTGGCGACGCCCCTGGGCGTCTGCGGGGCGGGCACGCTGCGCCCCTCGGAGGGCAGGTAGGCCTCGATGGTGCCGAGCAGGTCGGGGTCGAGGTTCGCATCCTCGCGCTCGAACTTCGACAAGAAGAGCGCCTTCGCAGGGATGCCGACGTGCGGGTCGGACACGTTGTCGACCGTCATGCAGTCGGAAGGCAGGTAGACCTCGCGCTGCCTGGTCGTCGTGGTGTAGGTGCCCGAAGCGCCCAGGTAGGGGCGGTCGAGGTGCGCGACGCTGGCGCTCTCGACGTAGGCAACCGTGTGCTCGTGCGTTGCGCCGGTGCTGTCGGTGAAGAGCAGCACGGCCCCGGTGAGCGTACTGCCCGGGGTGACGGTCGACGTGTTGAAGTCGAAGGTGCCCGAGAGCACCGCCGAGCCGTTCGTGTAGCCGATGTCTTGCGAGCCGTCGGTGTAGACCTTGAGCACGCGGTCGCGCATGGCGAACGCCCAGGGCCTATCGGTGAGACACCGGGTCTGCGCGTCGTTGAGCAGGTTGACGAGCTGCTCGCGGTACGCGGTGTTGGTTGGGTCGTAGTCGAGAAGGTTGCCGACGAAGTCGACGAGCTGGCCGAGGTTCATCGGCAACCTCCAAGGGGCTCAGAACTTGGCGATGACGTAGACGGGCGCGTACCCGGCAGTGTCAGCGTCGAGGGCGATGCCGCACACGCTGCCCGTCGTGGTGCCGGGCACCTCGATTTCGGCCTGGCCAGCGGTCCCGATGGGGCCGACCAGGGCGTCACCGGCGACGGTAGCGCCTGCAACGGAGGCCTCGGAGACGTAGCCGGAGACCACGACCCGCACCTGCTCGTCGGCTGCAGCGTCGTCGATGGCGACACCGAAGGCGGCAGCGTTGCCCTTCGTGGCGACCGTTGCGGCCTCCTTCACGAAGAGCACGCGGTCGGCGCCGGTCTTGCTGTCGTCGAACTGCACCCAGTCGCCCTTGGCGATGGCACCGGAGGCCAGAAAGGTCTCGAGCTGCCGGCGGTTGCTGGTGTCGCCTGCCTCGCCCTCGGCGAGGAACTGAATGAGAGTAGAGGTAGCCATGGCTCAGGCCTCCGCGTCGATGAGGATTGCGTGGGATGCGAGATGGCCGGTCACAATCTGCATGCGGCAGAAGACCATCGCGGCCTCGGTGGCGGTGCCGGGGACCGGCATCATGTCCGAGACGTTGAAGAAGCCGTCGGTGTCGACGTAGAGCTGGAACTGGTCGGAGCTCAGCAGGTAGGCCGAGACGGCCTTGGCGCCCATGCCCGAGCCGGCGTTCGCGGTGAAGCCGAGGTTCGGGTCGACGTAGATGCGGGCACCCCGGTAGGTGGCCACCATCTGGGCGTTCAGGCCCTCGCGGTCGGTCACGTTGATGTACTGGATGCGGTTGTCCATGAGGGCAAGGAAGGCCGCGTAGCACTGGGGCGACATGAGCATGATGTCGGGGGTCGTGCCGCTCGGGTTGTAGAGCTGGGTGTTGATGAACATCTCGTCGATGTCCGCCAGCGCCAGGGTACCGCCCGCGTCGGTGAACTGGTTGTACCAGTTCTGCGCCTGGTAGGTGGTCTTGGAGAGACCGCCGACGCTGTTGGCCTGCGAGGCCTGGGCGACGCCCTCGAGCCAGCCCGTGGAGCTCGCTGCGAGTGCGGTGGTGCCGTTGCCGTTCAGGGTCTGCAGGGTCGTGATGCGGCTCGAGTCGCCGACGATGATCTGCTTGCAGACCTCCTTCTTGAGCGACAACATGACGTTGCGCATCTTGCTCTCAAGGATGTTCACAACGGCGAGGTCGCCCTTGTTCGCAGCCTTCTCCACGGCCGAGAGGATGATCGGCTGGGTGAAGTTGGAATATTCGAACTTTGCGGTGTGGAAGGGGTCGGTGACCGCCATGCTCACGGGCTCGAAGCCGTTGGACAGCTCGGTGATGCTGCTGTGATCGCCGAAGATGACGGGCTGGTCAACCCGAGCACCGCCGGACACCTGCACGAGGTTGCCGGCTTCTTCGATGGCGCGGATGAGCGGGTGGGCGAGGAAGGAGTTGTCGACCAGCTTGTCCCGCAGGAGCTGCAGGGTGGTCGTAAGAACGGACTGGGGTGCCATGTGGTGGCCCTCCGATGGGATGGTGGAACTCTACGGTAAAGCGTGCCCGGTGCTCGGGTGCTCGGCCGCAGGGTCCACGGAGGGGTGCCCTACGCTCTGCCCGCACTGTAGCGCAGGCGGCTCGCCGTTGCTACCGTCGCCGGTTCGTGCTCATCGTCTTCGCCAGGGCGAGCAGGTCGGCGTTGCTCATGCGCCGCAAGTCGCCGTTGGGCGGGCGGCCCGTGCCCGGTGCGCGGCGGGCGGAGCCGGTGCCCTTGAGCGCTGCCTCCTTCGCTGCCTTGCGCTTCGCTGCCTCTGCCCGCTTGTTCTCTGCGGCCTGGTGCTTCGCCTGCCTGCCCTTCGCTGCCCAGTAGGCCGTCTCGAGGTCGAGGCCGCTGTTGCCCTCGAGGAGCAGCTGCACCTCGTTGCGCAGGTCGGTGTCGGTCTTGAACTCGGGGTGTTCCACGAGGAACGCTTGGTAGCTGTCCTCGGCCGCCATCTGCTCGTATTCGCGCTGCATCGGCTCAAGCACCTCCTGCAGGCGTCGGGCGACCTCGCGCTCAATGCGGGCATTGATGGTGCCCTCGTCGAAGGGGTCGTAATCCGGCACCTCGTCGGGCGCCTCGATGGCGTCGCGGCCCTTGAGCAGCGCCTCGCGCTCGCGCAGGAGCTCCTTGCGCTGGTCGGCGAGCTCTTGAGTCTTGCGGGTGTAGTCGCCCTGCATGTTGCGCATGAGCTTCGCGATGTCGGGCGGCACGCGCTTCAAGGCGTCGTTCCACGAGAGGCCCTTCGTCGTGGTCTCACCCTCCTCGCTCGTGGTCTCGACCTCGACCTCGACGGCCTGGTCGCTCGCCTCGGCCTCGGCAACCTGCGCCTGCGCCTGCTCGAGCACGGTCTGCGCGGTGCTCTGAATGGGGGGTGCGTTGCTCTCTGGGGTGAGGCTGGGTGCCTCGCTCGTTGCTTCGCTCATAGGTCCGTCTCCCTACTTGATGAGTGCAATCGGGGTGCCCACTCCCGAGTAATAGGCGGGGTTCCAGTCGGGTGCGGTCACGAACTGAATCGGCCGCCCGAAGATGCGGGTGCCCAGCTCGAGGATGCTCGGGCCGGTGATGCGGCCGATGATGAACGTGCGCCAGCCCGGGAGGTCGCCGGTGGCGCTGGCGCTCTGCGGGTCGACGTACATGTGCAGGTACGTCGTGCCGTTGTCGCCGACCCACATGGCGTGGGGGTTGCCGATGCGCATGCCGAGCTTGCCGATAACGCCGTCGGGCTGCCACTTGTCGTCATAGTAGAACGAGACGGGCTGCTTGCGCTCGATGGCCGAGATGAGCGTTGCGCGAACGTCACCGCCGAAAGCCTGCACGTACTGCGCCCCACGGCTGCGGGGTAGCACGGTGCGAGCCCTGCCCCCGAAGCCGAAGGCCTTCTTGAATCGTGCGCGCAGGCTCTCAAAGGCCATGTCAGCCCCGAGGCCGCATGCGTGCGCCGAAGTCGAAGTCGGCCTCTTCCTCGACCTCTTCGCCGTCGGGGGCCTCGATGTTGATGTCGACATCGACCTCGCCCTCGGGCTCACCGTCGACGGGGGCGTCGAGGAAGGCCTCGAACTCCTTGTCTTTGGCCAGCTCGAGCAGGTGCGCGGTAATCGCGGTGAGGTCGGCGTCGCGTCGCACGTCGGCGAGCTCGACGGGGAACGGCTTGCCGAAGTCGTCGGCGGCCGCGTAGAGCATCGAGAGGAAGCGCACGAGGTCGGGCTCGAGCTCGGTGGTGGCCTCGGAGTACTGCTCCGGCATCACCTCGATGCCCATGACCTTCGCGGCGTCTGCGACGGCCTTGGCGAGGGCGTTGAGCACCTTGGTGTTGTACGGGCTCTCGGCGGGCTGCATGAGCATCGCGAGCTCGTCACCGACGGCCGCGTCGGCCTGCCCGGCGAGCATCGCCAGCTCGGGTGGGACGTCGCGCATGGGGACGGAAGGGCCGACGGAGATGGGCATGGGTCAGACTCCAGGCGGCAACGCCGCCGGCGGGAGGGGTGCACCTTCGGCTTCTGCGACGGCCTCGGGTGCGGGTGGAGGTGGGGCAGGGGTCGCAAGGTTCTCGGGGAGCTGGAACACGCGCACCATCTCCTCGAGGATGAGGGCGGGGTCGGCTCCGAGCTGCACGAGCACGGGCGCCAGGCGCTCGAGGCTCTGCTGCTTCGACAGGTCGCTCATCGGCGTCGTGCCCGCGTCCACTGCCCAGTAGCCGAAGTCGCCCGTGAGGTCGTCGGCCGAGAGGATGGTGGGGCCGACGGGGTTGGGCAGGGCGAGGGGCTCGGCGTCGTCGCCCAGCACCACCGAGAGCATGACGTTGTACGTGCGGGCGATGCCGGTGATGACGGCGTCGCGAATGCGCGCCATGCGCCCGATCTCGCTTGAGGTGTAGGCGGCGAGCAGGTTCTGCTCGGTTGCCGTGCTCTTCGTCACCTCGCCCCGGGTGAAGGGTGCGAGCAGCCCGGCGTCGCGGATGTCCCCGTCGACGGTCGCGGCGTACAAGGTGATGTCGCCCGGGATGGGCGCCTGGGGAACGGGGAGGATGTTGCCCTCGAGGGGCAGGCCGGGCGCCAGGTCGACCTCGACGAACTCGCCGTCCATGCCCTGGGCAATCTTGGCGGCTGCGTCTTCGGACAAGAAGCCGGCCTTGACCATCCACTGCCGAGCCATGCGCCGCACGCCCTGCGCCTGATAGGTGCGCATGACGTTCATCTCGCGGAACTGGTCGAGGGACCGTGCGAGCAGGCTGTAGCCGCGCATCGGGGTGTCGGGGTCGCGCGAGAAGTAGAGCGGGAGGATGGGCACGACGGGGCGGCCCGAGGCGCTCTTGAAGGGGATGCCGGTGCGCTCGTGCTCGAGCTCGACTTCGGGGGCCTCGGCCTCGGCGTCTGCCTCGCGGTCGAGGGCACCTACCTGCACCGTCACCCCCTCGAAGAGGAAGGACTGCCCGTTGTCGTAGTCGGCAGACCAGACGAGCAGGCGGTCTTCGCGCAAGTCGTACAGCTCGACCACCCGAACCCACTGCTCCTTCGTCGGCACGGCCCCGGCGTTCGCCTCGATGTTGCGCATGCGGGTGTTCGCGGTGCCGGCCTGCTCAATCCACTTCGAGTACGACCGGCTCGTGAAGGCCTCCTCGGGCTTCGAGAAGCGCACGGCCGCCTCGTCGAGGGGCATGAGGTAGACGTGCCCGACGTGGCGCTGCTGGTCCCACGAGCACGCGGTTGCGTCAACGATGACTTCCCAAGGCGGGAGGGCGGCGCACGAGACGCGCTTGAGCGGGTCGACGCTCTCCTCGGGGGCGAGCTTGAGGAAGGCGCACGGGTAGATGAGCGCCAGGCGGGTCGCGTCCTCGAGCTGCTCGCGAATGGTGAGCAGGTACTGATTCGCCGTCGCCTCGGCGACCTCGGGGTTGCCCCGGTCGCGCAGGTCGGGCTCGACGCGCACTGCCGGGTTCTTCGCGTAGAGGCTGCCCAGGTAGCTCTCGACCACGGCGTAGGCCTTCGGCACCTCGGTGCGCAGGATGCCGTCGAGGGCGTTCTCGCTCTCGTTCTGCCAGAACCGCGTCATGTAGAGGCGGCGGAGCTCGCGCAGCTCGTCGCGCCGGCCCTCGAAGTAGAGGTCGTGCTGCTCAACGAGGTCGGAAACGTCGGAGGGTTCGAGCATCGGGGCCTCAGAAGGGCAGGGAAGAGGAGCGCAAGCGGCGGGCGCGCGAGGCAGAGATGAGGTCGTCTATCCGGGTGCGGGAAGACTGGAGAGCCTGCGTGCGCCACGAGGGCGGCACGTCGCGCAGGCATCGGTAGGCGAGCGCCAGGGCGACCGCGCTGTCATCATACCCCCCGCGAGGTGCCTCGGGGGCAACCTTCCCAGCGGGCACGGTGAGCGCTCGCAGCTCGAGCCACGTCACCCGGTCGAGCACCTGCACGACCTGCATCGCCTCCCGCAGGGTGTCGAGGGCCTCGAGCTTGCTCTGCAGAGTGGTGACCCACGGCTTGCCCTTCGGCCCGCGCCACTGCTGCCGGTAGCCGCAGTGCTCCATCTCGAGCAGCAGGGCGTGCCCGTGGTTGTTGCTCTCGGCGAGCACGAGCGCCTGGTTGTAGCGGCTGGCGACCTGCACGACCCGATGCGCCCAGGCCGCAGGCGTCACCCGGTTGTTGCGTTCCATGTACACCGGTTGCCGGGTGCTCACCGAGACGACGGCGAGGGCCGAGTAGTCACCGCCCACGCCCCCGCCCACGTCGACGCCCATGACGTAGCGGTCGTGGTTGTGCGGCCCTTCAATCTCCCTGCCCCCGTGGTCGCCCACGAGCTCGTGCGCGACGACGTGCATGGCCTGCAGGCTCGCGTCGTCAAACCACCCGCCCTCTCGCTGCAGGAAGCAGTCGTCGAGGGTGGCGGGGTACTCGCGCCGGAACTTGTGCGGGCCGAGGGTCTGCTCATACCTGCGCCGCCAGGCGAGCTGCCCGAGGGTGAGGTGGTGGGCCGCCTGCTGCTGCTTCTCCTCGGCGGTCGGCTCGAAGTCGTCGGGCACCGGGTCGGTGTACGTCGGGTGCTCGTGCCACCAGTGCGTGAGCACAAGCCACCCGTTCTCCGGTGCGCCGGCGATGAGGCGGGAGAAGGCGTCGCCCGGGTTGTTCGCGGTGCTCTCCACCATGAGCAGCCCGTCGCCGACGGCGCTGAGGGCCTGGGCGAGCAGCTCGTCTTGGTCGAGGGCGAAGGCAAACTCGGAGAGGAGAACGGCCTTGGGAGAGAAGGACCGCAGCCCGGTCGAGCTCCTCGAGGTGAAGGCCTTGAGCGTGGCGCCCGTGTCGGCGAGGCGAAGCTCGCCCTTCGCCCTCGTGTCGAGCTCGCGGCGCAGGATGGTGGGCGGGTCGTCCATCCACCTGCGGTTGTCGTCAAGGAGGGCCGTGGCGCTCTCTGCCCGAAGCGAGACGATGGCGAAGAGGGCGGCGTGCCGGGTGGCCGACCACCTCTGGTGCAAGACCATCTTGCACGCGGTCGTCGCCGCGACCTGGCGCGCCTTCACCACGAGAATGCGGTTGTGCCCCGCCTCGACCGCGTCGAAGATTTTCTGCTGCATCGGCAGGGCGTCGAAGGGGATGAGGGCGGCGCTGTCCTTGTCCTGCACGCGGTGCAGCCGAGCGAAGGCCGAGGGGCACCCCATGAGCTGCCCGACCTGGGGCACGAGCTGCGGGGGCACGGCCCCGGGTACAAAGGGCCTCACCGTTCGCCGATGAGCTGCAGCACGTTGCGCAGCTCCTCCACCTCGGGCGCCTCGAGGCTCGGGGCCTCGTAGTCTCGCGCCATGTCGACCACCCGCCAGGCGGTGTCGAGCTGGGCCTTGTTGGCCTTGGCACTGCCCCGCAGCACGCGCTCGATGCAGGTGAGGGCCTCGACGGCGAGAGAGGCGAGCTGGCGGTCAATCTGCTCGGGCGAGAGCAGGCGGTCTTCGGACGGTGGGGGGTTCATTGCGGCGCCTCCTATGCAGACACTGTAGCCCCTGCGGCCCTTCTGCGGGAGTTGGTCCCGGGTGGTGGCAAGAAACGCCCCGCGCTTTTCTATGACTACCCCTTTCCATAGCTAGTACTAGCTAACCCCTAACCACCTAGTACCACTCAAGGAGAAGCAGGGAGGCGTCGGGCGGGAGGCGTGGTGGGGGGTGAAATAGTGCAAATACTATAGGAATGGCGAGAATGGGCGCGGGGTGGGGGTTCTCACTGTCCCCACTCTTTTTCCCACCATTCCGCCGGATTGTCCTTGCACCATTCCGACCAACCTGGTAAGTATGGAGTGTGCCAAGGGAATGAACCCTCCACGCTGCGCGGAGTCAGAATGCGCCCCTCCTCCTCCTCCTTCTTCGTTGACTCCTTCAACGCTGGCCGCCAGGCTGGCAAGGCCGTCGCCTTTGCCATCACGAAGGGTTGGGCGGCGTCGGCCTCCCTGGATGTCTGCGAAGACTACGCCGATGGCCCTACCGGCTGGCGGCTCGCCGACTGGCGGCGCGGCTATCTCCAGAGCCTCGAGGCGCAGGGCTACGCGCACCTCGCCTAAGCGGCCCCGCTCGCCCCGCCCCCTACCGCTCCGGCGGAGGGGGCTTCAGCGGTGCAACCTCGGAGACACCATGCGACACGGACTTCACCCCCTCGACGGCGAGCCCCTCCGCCCCCCTGCCGGGTGGACGCCCAACCCTGAGTTCCCCAAGGCCACCCAGGCCGACCTCGAGCAGCTCGGCACCGAGCCCGTCGCGGTCTTCGGCGTCTTCTCCCTCTGGCTCTTTGCCGTCGTCTACGTCGCGTGGGCGGTGACGCTGTGAACAACATTCACCAGACCATCTACCTCACCTACCACCACCGAGACCTCGAGACCTTCTGCGGCGAGATTGACGACCGCATGCAGGGCGGCGCCGGGTACGACCTGGTCG